GTCAATGCGGGTGAAGAAGATAAAAAAGACGACAAAAAGTATAGTATTAAGTTTGGATAGGGCTTTGCGGGATAACAACCCGCCAGCCATTTATGACAGTCACAGCGACACAATTTGATTTAACGATAGCCGGCTATGACCCGTATAGGTCTTCCGGTGACTGCTACTTTGACGAGGATGCTGGCCTTGGTGCGGTCGAGTTCTTTGCGAATGAGCTTGAGCTGATCGAGGGCAAGTGTGCTGGGAATAAGTTCATTCTTGAGGACTGGCAGCGGCGTATCGTTATGAATCTGTTCGGATGGAAACGCCCGGACGGGATGAGGCGATACAGGGAGTCTTTTATCTTCGTCCCGCGTAAGAACGGAAAGACACCATTCTGTGCTGGTCTTATCAACTATGTCGCCTTCTGTGACGGTGAACCCGGGGCACAGATATACTCTGCCGCCGGTGAGCGTGAACAAGCCGCCCTGGTCTTCAGGCACGCGGCGGGGATGATACACCGCAATCCTAAACTGGATGCACAATCCCGCGTATATCGTACATTTAAGAGTATAGAATACGGCGGCGGTGCTACGGTATATAAAGCCCTGTCTGCTGATGCAGATACAAAGCACGGATTAAATGCTCATCTTGTCGTGAATGACGAGTTGCATGTACAGCCAAACCGCGACTTGGTTGACACATTAGAAACAGCCACGGCAAGCCGAACCCAACCCTTGATTGTCCACATTACAACGGCTGGATTTGACAAGCATTCAATTTGTTACGAGAAATATGACTATGCCTGCAAGGTCAGGGATGGTGTAATTGACAATGCCAATTTCCTACCAGTTATCTATGAGGCCTCTGTTGATGATGATTGGACTAACGAGGCGACATGGGCAAAGGCAAACCCGAATCTTGGGGTGAGTGTAGAGCTGGATTATATCAAACAGGCGTGTCAAGAGGCACAACAAATCCCGGCCAAAGAAAATACATTCAAGAGACTCCATCTCAACATCTGGACAGAGCAGGATGTCAGGTGGATTTCGAGCGAGAAATGGGGTGAGCTGGCGGGCAAGGTGAACACCTCCGTCCCTTGCTTCGCCGGTCTTGATATGTCCACGACAACAGACTTAACGGCGTTTGTCCTGGCGTTTAAGCACGGAGAATCCTACCATATCAAGCCATATTTCTTTGCCCCGCGTGACAATGCGATATACAGGGAGAAGAAAGACGGTGTCCCTTATATGACATGGGCCAGAGAGGGACACATTGAGTTGACTGACGGCGATGTTGTGGACTATGATTGTGTACGAAAGCGGATAAATGAGATAGGAAAAGAGGTACACATACTTTCTATCGCTGCCGATAGATGGAACGCCACCCAGTTGATTACCCAGTTATCTGGAGACGGATTTGAGATGTTCGGGCATGGGCAGGGGTTTGCGTCGATGTCTGCTCCGTCAAAGAAACTTGAGGAGCTAATCCTTAACAAGACTGTTATACACGACAACAACCCTGTAATGAACTGGTGCATCTCTAATGTTACCGTCAAAACAGACGCGGCAGAGAACATTAAACCTGTTAAGGACGGCTCTTACAAACGCATTGACGGCGTAGTTGCTATGGTGATGGCGTTGGGGTTGGCGATACAGGCAGAAATAAGACGACCTTCCGTATATGAATCCAGAGGGGCATTAGTAATATGAAGATATTTGATATATTCAGGCCAAAAAAGAAAGCATTAAGCAACTATGGCGACTGGAAAGAGTTGTTTATCAGCCGCAGTTCGGCTGGCGTTTCTGTTACTAATAAGACCGCATTGAACATCGGCACAGTCTTCGCCTGCATCCGTAATATATCAGAAGATGTGGCGAAAGTGCCGTTTAAGGTGTATAAAAATGTTGGAGACGGCAAGAAAACGCTACATAATCATCCATTATATAATGTATTGAACAGGGCGGCCAATCCTGACATGACGGCGATGTCGTTCCGGCAAACGCTAACGGCTCATTGTCTTGGTTGGGGCAATGGATACGCCGAGATCGTTAAGGATATACAGGGAAATGTTGCAGAATTATACCCATTACCGCCAAACAAGGTCCGTCCGAAGCTGACAGACTATGGTGATTTGTACTATGAGGTACACAGAGACGACGGCACAACCGACAATGTAAGTGCCGATTTAATCTTCCATGTCCACGGATTAGGCGACGACGGACTTGTTGGATACAATGTTATACAGTACGCAAGGGAGAGTTTGGGGCTTGCACAGGCAGCAGAAACCTTTGGAAGCACCTATTTCGGCAATAATACTATCGTTGGCGGCATATTAAAGCATCCAAACAACCTGTCAGAAGAGGCACAAAGACGACTTGCCAAGAGCATGAACGAGAAGTATCAAGGCCCGGACAATGCACATAAGATTATGGTTCTGGAAGAGGGCATGGACTTCACGCAGACCACGATACCGCCTGAGCAGAGCCAGTTTCTTGAGACAAGACAGTTCAGTGTGCCTGAAATATGCCGATGGTTCAGGATGCCGCCGCATAAAGTGGCCGATTTAACCAGGGCCACCTTCTCAAACATCGAGCATCAGGACCTGGAATATGTCAAGGACTGTTTAACGGCATGGTTCAAGCGGTGGGAGACTGAGGTATGGAAAAAGCTCATAACAGACATAGAAAAACGGTCCGGGGTATTTGTTGAGCATACGGTTGAGGGATTGTTGCGTGGCGACATCCAAAGCCGGTATGCAGCGTATCAGATTGCACTTGGCAACAACAACAATCCCGGCTTTATGACAATTAACGAGGTGCGGGCATTAGAGAACCTAAACCCGATGGACGGGGCAGACGAATTGTTCAGCCCGCAGGAACCCGAAGAACCTCAAGAAGAAACACAGGACATCTCTCAAGGAGAAAATGACGATGACGATGTACAGTCAGATAATCAGCGGAGTAACTAACACGGCATGGGCCATTCTCCCATCGAAGATGGACGAGATTATGTGCCTGTTAGAAAAGCGTGTTGTCGGTATTGACGGCGAGTATAAATCTGCCATTAAACGAAACACGCAACTAAACACAAAGACGGCGATATTACCTTTACAGGGTGTCATTTCGCAGAAAATGAACCTGATGACGCACTATTCAGGTGGTACATCGGCAGAGATATTCGGAGCGTGGTTCGATGATGCGATGGCAGACGCTTCGGTTAGTCGGGTTGTGATTGATGTTGACTCTCCCGGTGGGTCTGTCTATGGCATTGCCGAATTGTCGCGGAAAATCTTTAACGCACGCGGGAAAAAGCCGATTATCGCTGTATCTAACAGCTTAATGGCTTCAGCGGCGTATTGGGTTGCCTCTGCCGCTGATGAAATCCACATCACTCCCGGCGGCGAGCTTGGCTCTATCGGTGTTATCGCGGTGCATGTGGACCAGTCCGAGGCCAACAAGAAAGCGGGCATGAATGTGTCATATATCACCGCTGGCAAGTACAAAGCCGAGGGCAACCAAGACGAACCACTTGATAAAGGGGCAAGAGAACACATGCAGTCGCGGGTTGATGACTATTACCGTATGTTTGTTAATGATGTGGCACGGAACAGGGGCGTAAACTCTGCCGATGTCATTAAGAACTTTGGCCAAGGCCGTGTCTTTGGTGCTGATAAAGCAATCTCGCACGGCATGGCTGATAAGAAATCAACCATTGAGCATGTATTATCTGGAAAGAAATCGCCAGTCCTTTCGCGGATCTGATTTTTATATTTAACAATTTCAAAACCTATTCTATAAGGAAAAATACAATGAAGACTTTAGAAGAAATGAAAGCTCGCAAGAAAGAGGTTTCAGACCGTATGACGGCGATTGCGTCGGACAGCGGCGAGATGCTCACGGAGCAGGCCGAGCAGGAATTTGATGCACTTGGTATTGAGAGCGACCAACTGGACAAGCAAATGGCTATGACAGAGAAAGCTCTTAAAGTACAAGCAGAGGCAGAAGTCGCACAAAACAGACCCATTCCTCGGCTGGACCGGGTTATTAAGCCCGAACAGATCGAAAACCCCATCAGCAACACGAAGCTGCCTGCTTCTGTTCGCAAGTGGAGTCGGATGAAATGTTTTAAGGACGACACAGAATCGCGTGCCGA